TTAAGCCTCGCAATTGCCACTAGGACACATATTGTTAGTTAACATTACTTCTTCTAATTCATCGAATGCTTTATCTTTAGCAATCGCATCTGCTGATCTACTTACATCATCGAGTAAATGATAATCAGTTTCCATGCATCGCATTTTAATTAACATGCCACGATCACGACCATGATCTGCTAATACAGAAGTAATCCAATCTGTAACTTCTACATTCCATGATTCAACTTCGTTGTATTTCTTTTCATCAATTTCAACTTCAGCTAATACTAAAAATCGTTTCATATTCTCTCCTTATCTAATCTATGTTGAACATCTTTTGATTGTTTAATTAATATATCCATTAATAAATCTATACGATTGTTTGCTTCTTCAATCTTTTTAGCCATAGCATTCATTTTCTTAGCCATGTTTTCTAATTCGACTCTCATTCCTTGATTAATAATTTCCATAATTACCTCGTTATCCAAAACACATAAGCCATAAATGCTGCCCAACAAACAATAAATACCCAAAAGAATACGTTTAAACGCTTCTTCTCTTTACGAGCAAGCATAGCCGATTGGAACATATACATGTCCACATCAACATTTTTGTAGTGGTTGGGATAAATACGACCATTCTCTCTAGCTGGGTCAATAGGATTAATACGAATATTTTGTTTCATTTTCATTTCCTCTCTAAATAAATGAAGCCCTATTATGCAACATCAAAATACCAATGTCAATATGTCGTACTCATATTAATTCATGTGTTAATTATATTTGCCTGTAAAAATGGTTTTCACTCAAAATACATACAAATGCCTTTTGAATGAAACACTTACAAGAATTAAACGTAAAAAAGTGATATATTGACAAAAACAAAAAAGTCTAACGAATATTCGTTGTGTGTTTTTTAACACAAGATGTAGTAATAAATGCTTGACAAAACACAACATATTGTGTAATGTTGCGTTATCAGATCCCTCTCTGTCTGATGCTTTTCTTGTCATCTCGCATTTTATATGCAACGCTGCCCTCTCTCAGCGTCTCAAAACCCTTAGACCGATCATCTAGGGGTTTTTTCTTTTATACCTATTGCAAAATTTTTCAGTTTGTGTATTATTGTCATTGAGAGTTGTATGAGATGATAAGAAGAGAATGATTAGCCGTCTAGGCTCGTCCATCTTTTCCTGTCGTCTTCATATAACTATCCGTACTCCAAACGTCATCAATGAACCTAAATGGGTTGCGTGGAAGAATACATAGGCTCGTTTACACCTGACGGCACGCCTCGTGATCTTAAATGGGTATCACACAAGTTTACTAGTCATGGGGTGGTTGGTCTTTGCCTCTAGTAAATGAGTCAACATTCACTCAGTGTAGGATTGGTATCGTTACTAGCAGTCTATCAACGGTATGGGTCAAAGGCGGTCATTACCACCCTTGGCAGAGCTATTGTCTAAAAGGAGAGAAATATGACTAAAAACCTAGAATACAAACTAAGAAAGAGAAGAGAATTCTTAAAGGCATGGTATCGTGAGTTTGATAAAGAATGGACTCACATTGATGACATAGTAAGATTTGATTTATTTGAAGCAGTTGGATATAAAGGAGTATGGTGGTATATTATAAATAAGACTAATTTTCTTGATGACAAAAGAATAAATGCAGGTAGGTTTTTCAAATTAAGTCGAAGTGGTTTGTGGTTTATTAACGAAGAGGAAGAGCATGGATTTCACACACGCAGTAGTTGATGACGGAGAGATTATCCGTAAGCACCGTTGGTCTAAACGGGAAGCCAAATGGTATAAAGATACTCACCCCGATGTTCAAGTGGTAGAGCTTCCCAAAGAACCCGTCAAACCATTTAACACTAACGATTATGAGGAGGCACCCTATTAATGGCTGACCCAAAGAAAACAATTATTGTAGAAGATGTAGTAGTCAAAGGTTATATTAAACACGCTAATGGCCGTAAGACCGTATTTGAATTTAACAAGAAAGACTTTAAACCAACAGCATTTGAAAAGATATTTCAAGAAGTAGGGGAGAAATTCTAATGTTTACTAAACTCGATGATGAGAGACAAGCAAAGTTTATCAATAACTTTTTATCACAAAATCCTAATTGCACGATTAAAGAAGTAATTCAGAAATGTGTGACTAACCGAACTCGCTTAAAGTATTTAGAGAGTCAAGGTTATATAACACTACCTAAGCCATTGAACAAGACTGAAGTAAGTAAACTTGGTGCAGAAGCAATCAAAGAAAAGTTTAAAAATTATATTTCTGTATCTGTTGGTCGTGAGTATCGTAAGTGGGATAGATACCAATAATTCTTTACGCTTATTGATGGCAATCGTCAATGGGTATATCGTAAAAAGACATAAATAGTTTTCTTGATTGAGAGCAAGAATTCGATATAATAATTTATAGGGAGATGTAGTGAAGTCAGTAACAAACCATGATGATTTAATACAAACTAATCTTGAACTATCTCAAACAGTAGCAGAACTTGCTGATGAAGTTGAATCGTTAAAAGCGATTATAGCTTCTAAACAATGGAACGCAACGGAGTTTGAACAGGATTATATACTTCACGAATATCAATCAGTCGTAGCACAAAATAGGTTGCTCATGATAGAAATACAATCTCTAAAGGATTCACGAGATATGTATCAGAATAGAAATGATATACTCACTCGTGATTTGAATAGTCTAAAACGCAAATTAAAAACCTAACCAGAGGTTATCTGGAAGTTAAGGAGAATATGTTAAAGTTAAGGGAGCATCAACTTGGAGTTATAGATAAGTTGAGAGAAGGGTTTAAACAAGGTCACAGATCACAATTACTTTACGCACCAACAGGATTCGGCAAGACAGAAGTAGCTATATCACTTATGAAGGCTGCTTCTGATAAAGGCAAACGATCAGCAATGATTATGGATAGAATTGTTCTAGTCGATCAAACAAGCCAACGATTAGACAAATACGATATACCACATGGCGTATATCAATCAGACCATTGGAAGTATAACACGACTGAACCTATTCAAATATGTTCAGCACAAACACTAGAACGCAGACAAGACTTTCCAAAGATTGATCTTCTCATTGTAGATGAATGCCATATTGCAAGACGAGAAATCACGGAGTTTATTAAGAAAAACCCTAAACTAAAAGTCATAGGATTAACTGCCACTCCGTTTACACGAGGTCTCGGTAAAATATATTCTAACGTGGTGACAGGTTCAACCACAGAATTTTTAGTTATCAATAAATGGTTAGCACCACTTAAAGTTTATATCGCTAAACAGATCGATATGAAAGGTGCTAAGAAAGTAGCGGGTGAATGGTCTCAAGATGTGGCTACCGAAAGGAGTATGAAGCTCACAGGAGACATTGTTCAGGAATGGATTGTTAAAACACATCAGATATACGGCAGACCGAGAAAGACTATTGTATTCTGTTCTGGAGTAGCACATGGACAAGACTTAGTAGCTCAGTTTGCCGAGAAAGGATATAACTTTGTTTCTATATCTTATCTTGATGAATCCAATGCCAAGCGTAAAGTCATTGAAGACTTCAGTAAACCCGATACCACTATTCATGGTTTAATTGCAACAGACATTTTAACACGAGGCTTTGATGTTCCAGATGTTATGATTGGAGTATCTGCACGACCATTCGCTAAATCATTATCCTCCCATGTTCAACAAATGGGAAGAGTTATGCGTTCTTTTAAAGGTAAAGAGTTTGGTTTATGGTTAGACCATAGCGGTAATTATTTACGCTTTAGAGATGATTGGGAAGAAGTCTTTTTAAATGGCGTTAAAGAGTTAGATACTCAAGAAGAAAAAGCCAAAGGCGAACCTTCAGAACGTGAAAAGAAAGAAGCAGTTTGTCCATCATGTCAAGCATTATGGATACCACAAACTACCGAATGTGAATGTGGTTATAAGAAACAGAAACCTATGTTCTCAACCAAAGCGGGAGAGCTTCATGAGTTTGTTTCTATGTCTAACGAAGAGTATGAAGAACGTCAGAAGTTCTATTCAGAATTACTTTCAATCGCAGACATGAAACAATTCAATCCACATTGGGCGATGAAGACGTTTAAACAGAAGTATGGCGTATTACCTACCAAGTTAGAATATAGCAGAAAAGAACCAAGTATCAAGACTATGAATTATGTTAAAAGCAGAATGATTGCTTATGCTCGTGCTAACAAACCATCTAGGAGAGCAGCATGACATTCCAAGACTTCGCCAGAATTCATGGTTTAATTATCAACAACATTATCCCATATAAATCAATTCGAGTTCCAACAGAAGATAAGCCAAGAAAACTAAATGGCTCTTATATGTTTAAGGGTGATGTTGGATTCGTGATTAATTGGGCAACAATGGATAAACCAGCAACATGGTTTCCCGACAAAGATACTCCTGTGGTCGTCAATAAAGTATCTAAAGCCAAATTCAATGAAGAAAAGAATCGTTTAGCAGAATTAGCTCGTAAGAAAGCGGGTTGGATTATGCACCAATGCAAACAAGAAACTCACCCATATCTTGCTTCTAAAGGCTTTCCAGATATGTTAGACAACGTCTGGGATAACAACGGAGAAAAACTATTGGTAGTCCCCATGCGACAATTTAAGACGTTGATTGGGGTTCAACTCATCAATGCACAAGGGGAGAAAAAGTTCTTGTATGGACAGACGAGCAAGGGTGCAACTCTCGCCTTTAACGCAAAGGGATTCCCTATCTTTTGCGAGGGTTATGCGACTGCTCTCAGTATCAGGGAGGTCTTGAAAACTAGCAATATCAAGTATTCTATCTATACATGTTTCAGTGCAAGTAACATGAAGCTCATAGCTAGGAAATTCAGGAAAGGTCTCGTTGTCGCAGATAACGACAGAAATGGCATTGGAGAGAACTCCGCTATTGAAACAGGCAAGCCGTATTGGCTCGCTTCCACAGTCGGTTATGACTTTAATGATTACCATAAAGAAGTAGGGACTGCGAAAGCCTCTGAAGAGTTAAAAAAACTAATACTATCTAGTTAATAGAAGTATAGGTTATTTACTTGTGCTAATAAAGGCTTTTTAAAGATATTTTTTTCTGGACTGATTCTGTCATCATGGAAGAAAGTCGCATGACCAACGGGATTATAAGTGTATCCTTTGGCTTTGGTGAGGAACTTAACTGCGAGTAGCTTATACCTTAAAAACTGCTCTTGACTAGGTTCTTTAACTTTGTTTTTTTGCATAAGGGTTATGTATTCAAACTGCTTTGGTTCATATACAGTATCACACACTCGACTTATGGTTTTACTACGATTCATTACTACGTTATAAACTGCCATTTGGTTATTGAAATCATTACCCGCTTCACCGAATAAAATCAATCCCAAACAGGCACTTGCCACTTCTAATTCTTGCATAGCTTCTCCTTATTGAAAGGCAGGACTTATAACCTTACCACACTTACTCTCTCTAGGCAACCCATGTCCCGCCTATTTGTTGTTTTTATACAACATTATGCCTCTCTAAATAATCTATAAAGTAATAAGATGATATATCTTCTAATATTGCGTGAATAGTTTTATCAGTTAAAGCAATACTATTTACATCAAAGTCTTTTAACTCATCATATATACCAATTTTACCTTTAAAACGCATAGTATCAATTTCAATTTCTATATCCTTTAGCTTAAGATTCATCATCATTCCTCTCCTCTTCTAATCCGTCTAAAAAACATTCAATATCTTTGTGTGCCTGTCTAAAATCATCTGGTAAATCTATAATTTCCGTCACCCCGTCACTCCACATAATGCGAAGCGAATAGGCGGTTATAAGTCTTTTATCACTCATCATCATCATCCTCCTCTTCATCATCTTCCTCTTCATCAAAATCAACAAAATCTTTAGACATATCTGTAAAGGCTCTTAAAACTTCCCAACCTTCTTCTGTTAATCTATCAGTGAAATGTCTATCAATCTCTTGTAAAAACTCTTCACATTGAGCTAATGTCCATTTAGGCTTTAAATCACCAACATCTTCTGCTCTCCACACCACTTTTGCATATTCCTCTCCATAAAATTTACTCATCATTATTCTCCTCTGTTTCAAATTTAGGTGTTGTATATCCATTCGGTTCAATGCCTAAAGTCTCATAAATATCATTCTTTAATGCTCTGATAGAATAATCATTATTCAAAAGGCTTAATAAGACTTCCAAACATTCCTCATTATCAATCTTACCCCTACCACCGAAATACTCTGTTAATTGTGCGTGTGTAATCATGATAATGAATCCTCATAACTTGCATTTCTTTCCCTCATGGTTGTGAACATAAAGGTCTGTGTATCTATTTCATCAGCGTTAATCATGCGAATAACCTCGTCTAAATAGAACCACATCTTTTCTTTTCCCCTATATGCGTAAATCTTAAACATATCTTTGTCATCTTTAGTCATGTTTTATCTCCTAATCTAAATTAGTTAAGGCTTCTTGATTCAAAGCCCAATTTTCTATGCAATTATCAAATCTTTTCATAGCTTCATCTCGGATTGCCGACATAAGTTTAAGATACTCATCACCCTCAACTCCACCTATTTCTTCTGCGTCTTGCATGGCACTCAATACTTGATTGTAAATAACTCTAGCACCATAATTCATTTTTTTTCTCCTTAAAAAATGCTTCTTGTAATCGTTGTCCATATGGGTTTTGCTTTGCTTTATTTGTTATTTTTACCCATATCCCATGTCTAGCAAATAGTTCTAATGCGTCTTGTAAATTATCAATAGAGGCAACATCACCCTTATATTTAATCATCATCTTCCTCCTCGTCTTCATCTTTTAAATCATCTAATTCTTTTTGAAGCTCTTCCATGCTCATGTTTTCAAATCCCTTAAATCCATACATAAGCAAGTCAAAAATAACTCCATCATTGACTTCCATGCTATTTTGGCACATTGAAAAATTTAACTCTATTAATTCATTAATTATCTCTTCTCTATTCATTTTATTCCTCCTCAAATATGTCTGTATAAATTCCGTCAATGTCTTCAGAGCTTAATTTATTATAACCCTCATAACCATTTTTTAATACATAAGCTACGAACTGTTCCAACTCTCTGTAATCGTTAAATATGTTATCCATATCACGATTGATTAATGCTTCTACTTTTTGCTCTCTAGTCATTTTGCTCTCCATATTGTTTAAACAATGTTATTAAAAACTAGCTTCAATAGTTCTAATCGGTGATAAGTAATATTGATAATCGTTTCGATAATCAACCTCAACATCATCATAATCATCACCAATTCTTACGAGTTCAACTGCTAAATTTTCTTTTTCAGCTAAATCCATAAGTTCCTCCCATGCTTTAACTTCTTTAAATGTTTGATACCACTTCCAATCGTTTCCGTTCAAATATATGAAATCATAATCCTCACTACTAATATACTTTAATGACCCGTCATTGAACTCGTCATCTAATATCTTGATTAAGTCTGCATGGTCAGCTTTGAACTTATCCATAACTTCTTTTTTATCATAAATGATACTTGCTATCTGACTTCTGTATCCCATTTTATCTCTCCTAATGTTGTTTAAACGCTTCTCTTAATTGTAATGCTTTATAATAAATGTGGTCTTGTAAAGGTATTGGTTCTCCCACTCCCTCATATCCCTCATCAGCTAAACACTCTTCATAGTGTGATTCCTCACTCCATATAATATAGTCTAGCACTTCTTTTAGCATTTTTGTGTGTTTGAGACTGATTCTCATATAGCCTCCTAATACTTAAAAAAGGCATTAAAAGCCATAGCTTTTACAATCAGCGGTTCATTCTTTAAAAAATCATCTGTGCTGTTGTAATCGACATGACTATCATCAATTCCATTTGTCATGCACCAACTATCGTCTGTTGGTTCGTATCTAATATCTTTTGATGACCTAGCACCACCATTGAGCATAATAAAAAACTCATATACATCATCACTACATTGTCTCTTTAACTCATCAATACTCTTAATTGATTGCATTTGTTTTCTCCTTTGCTTCAAACTCAAAAATGTCTTCATCACAGTTCACACAAACATACTTATAACCTTTCGTTCTGTTGGCTTTATATGATGACAACTCACAATTACATCTAGCACAATACTTGCCACTATGTTTAAACGGCTTTATGTCCACTTCCCACATATCAGCACAGAAACCCAAGTTAAAATACTTTCTAGGAGTTTCCATGTTGTCACTATCTGCAAACTGTTTAAATGCTTCCAACAACTCTTTTCTATCTAGGGGAGTTTCCCATGTCCAAGACATGAAAGACCCTCCCTGTAAATCGTTCACAACATATTTAAGCATTTGTCATCTCCCAAGCTATAACATCATCTGAATATACAGCGTCCACAGGGTCAATACTTCCCTCTCCGTCATAAAGTTTTTGAATAGCTTTATCCTGTGTTTCTGCTTCCACTATGTAATACTGCCACAACATTTCTTTTATCATAAATTTAGGCATTTTAAATTCCCTCCATTGTGCTTCTTAACATATTAAATACATCATTACTTATATCTCTGTATCTATCTGTGTTAGAGATAAATCCCTTGTCGTTTGGTTCTGCATAGTCGCCTTGCACTACAACTCTATCTCCCGCCCAACTGCCGACTAATTCATGCTCTCTTACGTCACCACCTCCACGACCATTAGAGTTAGCTAATAACAAAAACAATGCGGTTGAGGTTGATAAGTCATGTCCTACTTGTTCAACAAGTTTCAAACCATTGTTGATACCATGAGCATTAATCATCTCTTGTTTATCTACATTATAGACTTTGTGATACTGTCCCATTTTCTTCTCCCTTAATAAAGTTCATGTCTTTTTCTTCATTAATCTCTGCGTGTTCCCAATAGTCCTCTTCGGAAGTCCTGTCCCATGTATTCCAATCAACTTCGTCTCCGTCTCCCTGTTGTGCCTTTTCCAATGCTTGTTCCTCATTGTCAGCTTCAACAGCAATCGTGACCTCTTCCATTTCCGTCATATATCTTTGATATGTGACCCAATAAGTTTTCATTTTATTTCCTCGTCTAAAAGTTTAAGTTCAGATATTCTATAAACTAAAGTGTCCTCGCCATTTTCACTCCACATTTCTGCGTCATCATCTGTTATAACAACTTTAGAACCGCAATCATAACGAATAACTGTGCCTGTAATGTTTTGGTCAATGACTTTTACTCTGTCTCCTATTGTAATCATTTTACTTCCTCTCTTAAAAGTAAATTCATAGCTTCGATTAAGCTATCTGAACTATACATCTTAACTGACGAATCTGTCAAACCCTCCAAAAATGAGTGTGCTTCCGTATAGTCGCTAAAAACTCTCTTTAATGTTTTGTTCGTCCAACTGTTGTGACCCTTTGCTAAATATATGCTTTTCATAATTTCCCTTTAAATATATGACTTTGTTTCTGTCATGGTTGATAAAAAGAATCTAATACTTTGAATCCTTGCTTTATTAAGACTGCGTTTAAACGCTTCCTGTAATAATTGGCGATTGAATTCACAGTCTGCAAGTCCGTGCGTTTCCATTTCCTGTAATAAACTCATGATTACTCCTTAAATTCTAACAAAAGCGTTGCAATTATTAATTGATTCAATTCTGCCAATATATGAACCAAATTCACACACTAATATATCAGAGACGCCTTTGTCATTTGAAATATCAACAGCAAAATGTTTTGCTTCATGTTCATAATTAAAATTATTGCGACAAAATTCTCCGTTGTATAGATATTCTACTTGATATAAATTCATGTTAAGAACACTCATACTAGACCTCCTGTCAATGTGTCAAAAAATGATTGGTAAGCTGTCTCTGCGTTTCGTCCGTCAAGCCATTGGTTAATATGTCTTGTCGTAGTTTTACTCCAAAACTTTTCCGTCTTGAAAATCTCGCCTTTCAATTCACAAGCCACAGGAGTTTTATAGCTAAATAAAACCTTTAAATCGTTGTTAATAATAACCTCTGTCAAATTTGCTCTGATTGGGTTTAAGTTCATTTTGTCTTTTCCTCTCTAATCGTGCGAAATTGCACACATAAGCCAACTCTCTCGAATTGGCTTAAATTTGCATTAAGCGTAAATGTTTTGAAATCTCTCGCTAATTTCGTTGAATATCTCGTCCGCTGTTTTTTCCGTTGCCTCTGAAAATCCATAGTCTGCGATTGTTTCCCAAATTTCATTACCATAGAGGCAATAAAAAGACATTCTTTCGTCTTTGTCATTCGCAAAAGTCAAAGAATCTTCGTCAGTTTGCAAAATGTTTTCAAACATCTTTTTGCCTGTAAATCTCATTTCTCCGTCATTCGTTCTGACCAAATAAAAACCATGTTTTTTGCATTCCTCAATTAAATTGACCACGAAACTTTTATATTTTGAATGAGGAATAGCGGACAATTGTCCGTCATTGTTTAAAGTTAGAATTTCGTTTGATTTTGTATAGTATTGCATAATTTATCTCCAAAAAAATAAGAGTGCGTTTAAACACACTCTTTGATTGAGTTAAGGGTTGCTGTTCCATAATGAGTGCCAATAGTAATTGTCACCTTTTTATTGTCATAATTTTGTATTGAATAACCGAGCATTGAATCAACAGCGGTCTGAAAAGTCCATGACCAATCAATCGTTGCTAAAAAGCGAGGGTTGCCATTCACACTACTTTTTAAGCGTTTAAGTATCCTCAATGTCCCTGTGTGCTGTGTTATGTTTTTCATGTTATTTTCTCCAAAAAAAAGAGGGAGGACTATTCGTCCTCTCCCTCGTCTGTGTTATTGTCCGCACTCAATTTAATATCGCATTGAGGGCAATTTGGCACGCCAACAGCAAGCCATTTTCTTGTCATTCTTACTGTATAACCGCATGAATCACACTCGCACTTAATCATTCTTGTTGATTGTTTTTTGATTCCGTTGGTCATTCCGCTTAATACAGCATGAGGATAATCACCAACAGTTAAAAACCATTCGTTCATGATTGCTTTGAGTTCGTCCGTTGAGGTTGTCGCTGTCATTTTGCCTGTTAAGCCAACAGCAACAGCACATTGTTTAAACGGCTTCTTGTGTCCAGCTTCAAGTCCAACAGTAGCGTGAACTAACTCATGTATTAATGTTGAAGTGACTGTCTGATTGTCCGCAATAGTTGGTGAAATCATTATTTCAAAATGTCCGTCTTTTGAAGCTATGTCAGACCAACATTCACCAATCCGCTGTTGCTTCATGCCGAACGCTTTTTGACTAGGAAGTCCGCAAGTTAAGCGGACGTTTTTAGGAATATCAAACCCTTTTGAAATAAACAATGGTCTGATAAATTGCTCGGTGACTTGATTAAGCCATGTCTCTCTATTCATTTTTAATACTCCTCTTTTTATTAATAAACACATGAAAAGGTTTTATTTCATGTATTGATAGCTTAATTCATCTAATTTTAAATTGCAAACTTTATTTTAAATGACTATAAAACAGGCAAAAAGACCTCGTTTTTTGACGAAGTCAAACAGTCTGACAGCTTCGATAGGTCTAAAACTTACATAATAGGTCACTATCGCATTATCTGACTTTTGGCTATTGTGGTATTAAGTGACCTCTAATCGTTCGTTAAAATCTCTTGCATGAGGTCGATTTTTTTGCGATAATGTTTAAACATTCTAAACATTCCTACTTTATTCCCATGTCAAAGCCGCCAATCAAACTGAATAAAAAACAAATAAGCGAAGCGTTACAGCAAGTCCCTTTAGATAAGATACTAGGGAATGACATCAAGCTAACATCTAAACAGCGTAAGTTTTCAGAAAACATTGTCCTCAAGGGAATGAATAAGACTGAAGCCTATCGAAACGCTTATGACACAAAAGGGAAGTCCAACGGACAATCAGTCAATGCAAACAAACTCGCAAACAATACTAAGGTGTCACTTATGATTAATCAACTTCAAGCCTCTGAAACGATAAAACATCTTATTTTGCCAACTTCTTTAAGAGCATTGGCAATAGAAAAAATAACCGAACTCGCTATTGATGACGACTTGTCACCGAGAGACCGCCTCAAAGCATTGGAACTGATTGGCAAGTTCACCGAAGTTGGACTGTTCGAAGACCGAGACCGAACCGCCACGATTGTTTCGAACTCTGACGAAGTCAAACAGCGATTAATGGACAGCTTACGAAAAGCTATAGGGAATAGTATGACGCTATCACAGGATAAGAAAGCAAGTGCGGAAGAGTTATTGTCAGAGATAAGAGGGGAAGCGATACAAGATGCCGAACTAATATCAGATGACGAACCTATGTCAGATAATATCACCGCCACAGGTGACGAAATAGCCAACGGAGAGACCCCACCGCACCCCACCCCCCTAAATGACCATGATGATAGGGCAGAGATATTACATAATATTCCAGACAATCAAATATCAAATCCTAGCGAAGTACCCACCCTAGACGAAGTAGAAGAA